CAGTTGTGCCAAGTAGTTAGAGTTTCAAGAGCAATTCATTGGATAATCATCATATGTAAAAAATAGTATTTTTATTACTGTAACCAGTGAGGTACATGGCGACCTGTATATTTAATTAAACCACGCTCCTTCTTTGATGTCTTATAGAAATGCCTATAACATTCTATCGGGTCCGATGAGATCTTGTACTTGTCATCCATGGCGACTGCAAATCCGCGACGGGGAAATATTCTTATGGTAAGAGGAATATTCTCATGTAACCAGTTAATATGCTTCTCACAAGAGTGTTCTTTTTTAAAACGAAAACGGAATTCGCGGGCCAATTCTAGACCAAGTGTTGCAAGCCAGAGGTAATTCCCTGAACACACGCGAGTCCATTTCTGGCAGGGATGCCAAATATGACACGGTCTGTAACCAGCCTCACCCGATGTCTCGCATAGGGGCGCCGACCACATGTATTCAGGTACTTCCAGCTGTTTTTGAGCCTTGGATAGTGCTATAGGCGATTTACATTCACGTAGCTCTGGATAATATAGAACCCAGTGCGCGGTGTATAATAACTGACAGGTTTCTAGCAACATCTTACGACAGTGTACATCAGAATGCCATCGTGCTGCCTTGCGCTGTTTCCAATGTAGTACAAAGATATTCATTGTAGCGGTTAATTAAATAATGGATAACGGGAGTTTCAATTTTTATTGGATAATAATAGGATGGCGGCAGCAGCAGCCAATGATTTAGAAGTTAGATTATCCGGATTTAGTAAGCTCATTTTTGGACAAGACATTACATGTAAACAGGCACGCAAATTCTGGGAACCATCTAGTCCTACTACACAGTGTAATGGTACAATAGGACAATTTAATAACGGCATTGAATGTTATATTTGTGGAATGCCAATAGTTAGAGTTGTTGTAAGAGCAAGAGCAAGATCAAGATCTGAATCATTAGACGCATCATCATTAGGAGCAGCATCAGCAGCGATAGCGACTGATAATAATGATAGTGATAGTGATGCTAGTAATATAGATGGAAGAAATCCAGAATGTGAGCACATATTACCCATTGGATTAGCTGTATTATATCTTGGATTACATAGCCCTCTATTTAAAACTAGTGGTTGGTATAATAAAGACATAGTTAAATATGAATATGCGTGGGCTCATAGAGCATGTAATCAAGTTAAATCAGATCGTTCATTTATTAAAATGAATCCTGATCATACACAATTTATACCTGATATTAATAAAATAAACATATTTTTATCAGATCTTTGGAACGTTCAACGCAGTGATTCGGCTTTCTTTAAATTTCAGCTTCATGATAAATATCTTAATTTTGATAATTTTAGAAGTAATCGGATTAATCCTGCTTCATTGTTTATTATAAAATTTAATAAAATTCTAGAAATTTTAAATTCATCTAAAGCACCTCAACTTCTATTACTTGCTGGAGTATCATGTGCTCTAAATGGAGATCTTAAAAGTAAAGAGGGACTTGTAGCAATACATGAAAAAGGAGATCCTATCCGTTTAGAACAAATAAGACAAGAAACTCTTAGAAGACAAGAAGAAGAACTTAAACAAAGAAAAGAGAAAATAGAAAAAATATATAATGAGATTGACAATAAGGATTTAGTTGCTAAAAATAAAGAATATTATATTGAAATTATGTTGCGACTACCTTATGATGATGATTATATTATAAAATGGATTCAATATATTAAAAATGATATTATGATTGAAGTTATTAATAATGAAATTAATATGTTACCTTCTAATGATAGAAAACAAAGGCGTTTGAAATTAGAAAAGATTAAATTAGAAACAGAAAATAAAAAATTATATGAGGTTGATAATGCGGCGACTATAATTACCGCAGAATCTAAACTAGTAAAAGATGCTTATAATTTTTTGCCTCCTGCTCCTATTGCTCCTAGAGCAGCAGCAGCAAATAATATAATTATTACTAATGCTGAGAGAAAAGTTGCCAATATTTTAAATAGTTTAGATATTCTATATAATAGAAATATAGAAAGAAAGGCAGACAGAGTACAATCTAATGTAAATGCTATTATAAATGCTCGTTATATTTTAGATAAATATGTAGGTAATGTTGGTTTTAAGAGGGGGGATAATGAAACTAGACGGAGAAAAGCATTACAATATCATATAAATCAACAAAAAGCCGCTGAAGGTTTACAACAACTAGGAACAAAACGTACAAGAAATAATAATCGTAATGTAGTTAACTTAAAAAAATTGTTAAACAACTTACAGGAAAGTCTAAAAAAACCTAGAACAGGCGGTAAAAGAAACAAAACTCATAAACGCAACTAATTTTATACTAAATACATACAATGTACTATATATAAAATTTGTCTCCTATGAATTAATAATCTGATAAATCGTTGAGCACGGAACACCCATCGGCGCCGAAGGATTTTGGCCCGTTATTCTATTTCTTGCGGATGTTAGCGACATACCCTGAATATACATTAGACGCTCTTTATCAGAGCTAAAAACGGGATATGGTTGCTGACCTGTTGAACCATTTGCGGACCTAACTCCTAGTGTTTGCTGGTTTAGCGAATTAAAATATACCACGTTTTGACGACTTCTATAAATCTCCTGGGCGTCTGTTCCAGTCGCCCACGGATAATTTGGCGAATTATTTGCATATGAGACAAGTGTCGATAAAACTGTTGGATTCGCAGTTGTAAAATTTGTAGCATTGTAAGGTGGTCCAATACATACTGTTTCAGAATAAGGCGGCGGTAGGTTTGACATCTCTAGAAAGCGGCTAGATAATTATAATAACCTAAAGTCTAGTCTATTTTATCACTTTAATATAATGGCTACTACTGTTGCTAATACTGGTGTTAATACTGGCGCTAATACTGGTCTTAAGACCGTCACCCCTAAACTTCTCAATCTTACTACATCTATTGTTCGTAATCAACGAACACTTATTTGGCTCCAAAATCAGAGCAGTACCGTAAATTGGTCAAAATGGGACGCAGTCGTTTGCGGCCTAGAATCCTATAAATCATGGTCAAAGCGCAATGCTAAAATTGTCGGAATTGTTATAACTGACCTGGAAGATAATAATAATAATTTTAAAGACTTATTTGAAATCTCTAAAAATGTCTCGTTAATGCTTCTCTCCCAAAAAGTTCTCGCACTCAAATCACAAGAATTCTGGTCTGAAAACTTTGATAATATCTTAAATCTCGATAATATACTCGAACAATATCCCTTTATTGATATATCATGGAATAATACTCTCGATGACGCAGTCACTATTCTCGGTATTCTATGTCGTTATAATCGTATTATTGATTGTAATTCTACGATAGTTAGAACTATATCAAATATCACTTTTGCCAAAAATATTCAACCACCGCAAGTATGGGTTTTTACACAGTTCTTTAAACACAAAGACACCAACCGATATCAGGAAATTAAAGAATGTCTTAAACGCAACTGCGCCTGCCCGTATATTGATAAAGTGGTTCTTATTAATGAGAAAGATTACTCATCCGAATATAAAAAGATACTTGGTTCAACTAGGGTCGAACAAATTGTAAACAGGGTTACAAAGATTCAGCAAGTTATTTCTGGTCGGCGGTTGACATATGCCGATTTCTTGAATTATGTTCACGATCAAGTACCTAACGGCGTTTTTGTTATTCTATGTAACGCAGATATCTATTTTGGAGATTCTCTTTTGGATCTCTGGAAAATCAATATGGCCGATAAAATGTTTGGTCTTCTACGTTGGGATGTTGATGACAAATGCAATGAAGAGACCGCTAAACTCTTTGGGCCGCGGGCGGACTCCCAGGATTCGTGGGTTTTCCTATCAGATTCCATTAAATCTAGGACGTGGGATTATCAGAAATTTAATTTCCAACTCGGCCAACCTGGCTGTGATAACGCATTCGCAGGTCATATCCTACGCCAAAAATTCCTCTTATCCAATCCTGCTCTCACCTTTAAGTCCTTCCATCTTCATAATACCAATATTCGCAATTATGACAAAAAAGACTCTATTCGCGCCGATATCTACATTAATCTGGCGCCGAGTTATATCATTGATTCTAAACAGGTCGTTGCACCCAACGGGCCGCCACTTACAATTAGTAATGAGCTCGCGGCATTTGAGATTAAGAGTTCTTCCATGTCCAATGAAATCACGTATTGTACTATGTTGGAGAAGGCTGGTCGTTACAAGTGGGAGCCGAGTGTGGAGAATTATTACTTTGAAGCGGCTATATCATTGTATAAGTGGAACAAGTCATGTGTAACACCTAACGGGCTTGTATATGATCTTTACAATATTTATACGGGTAAGGAAGAGGAACGCTTTAACTATTGGTTAAGCGCGACAGTTACACCTCTAACACCACTTCAAAAACGTGATAAAATGTTTGCCATCCCCTTTAAAAACACGGATGTCTTTAAACATCCTGATGTCTATATCCTTAATTATATCTCTCGGTGTGTGCGCCTTCTAAAGAGTCATCCTGGAACATCTTTCTGGATTCCGCATAATTTTATAGAATATCTTGAATATTTTGACTGGTCTAAGGAACAGAAGAAGTTTAATCCAGTATTCTTTGATGACAATACCGCATGCTATGCTGAGGAAGTAGTGGGTTTTCTGCCAGGGCCTTTGGAACTTGGCATAGAGGATATTCAGGCACTTCGCGAAATATATACTGCTTGGGTCGAGAAGCCATGTGGAAAAGTATGCTCTGTTGTAATCGGGTCCGTTGTTACGCAGGAATTTGCCGAGGAAGAAATAACAAAGTTCTTATACACGAAACAGGGTGAATATGATGAGGACTGGACCATTCGCTTCGTGTCCGAATCAGATTATGCTTCATATGATTCTTTGACAGGCGCATCACTATGTATCTTTGTTGGAGGAGAGAAGGAGGCGAAAACATGGACGAAACTGTGGGCTTTACCAAAAGGCTGCTGTGTGGTTGAATTTCAACAGGAACTAAACATTGCTGGTGAATTTCAACATTTGGCCCACGTGGCCGGCTTTAAATCATGGGTTCTTCTATTATCTAAGGGATCGGTGAAAGATGTACGCGAACAAATTATGGAGCAACTTCAGAAGTGGTTTAATAAGAATGAGGGGGAGTTAGTTTTTTAGCCCTAATAATTTCTTTCCCCACTGATAAGTATCTTTTACTTTCTTTTGGTCCATTATCGTTCTGTACCCACGTATGTCAAATAAACGACCTCGGAAATATTCATCTGCATTGTCATAAGGTGAGGTCATATTCATCCAATTTGATTTTCCAATATAATTATTTGTAGTATAATTTGTTTGAGGTAACCATGCAGCCTCCTCAGTATGTGCTAATTTACTATCCACGTAAATTTTCAAACTAGGCTTCCATGCGTCATTATTACCGGCTGTAATTACGATGTGTACCCACTTTCTCAGAGGTATTACATTCTTTACCTGAATATGTAATTTACGCATTTGGCCCTCCCAGACTTCATAAATTAGATCGGCAGTCTTTGCTTCACTTGTTGGCGGCGCAGCCTTTGGCTGTATAGGTTTCATAATTTTTCCAAATATCTCTGGCTTAGGACAGTCCCATAAATTTACATTTGCTGCGCTTGTTATAAGAGCTCTTTCTGGAGATACTTCTTCAGTACATTGTTGACCTGACGGTGGTGCTGGCACGGTTGTTAAGGCTTGGTCTAAGCACACAGGTTTATCGGCTTCCACTTGTAGGCCAGCATTGCCGCGCCCCATAATACCAACAACTACATTATCTTTTCCTGCACCATTTCCAAAATCATAAATTTTGGCATTGTTTGTAAATTCATCAAAATAGACCCAGAAGCATGTTGCTCTTAAATATCTGAGATTTACGACATCACCAAAGGACAAATCCTTAGTATCACCAATCCTAAGGAATTGATCCTTACCGTTAAACTCTAAACCCTCCGTTACTGGCGGATTTGGCGGGGCTTCCTGTATTTGTAGATCACCCGCCTTTGCAACCGTCAGATTCTGGGCGTAGTCTAACATATCATCACGTAGGCGGAGCCAGAATACAATACCTTCATAAAACGTTAGCAGCATCTTTATTTCAGGCGGTGGGTTTGCGTCTGTCACCGTGGAGGACTTAAAGGAAGTATCTCCTGCGGGATTACATTTGGCCTCAAATGTATTTGGCCCCGTTTTTAGAATTCTACAGTATCCGTCACGGCCCTCTTTAAAGACATCATGCATATAGTCATCCCGTGATATTTCAAATCCGTCTTTAACTGATGGGGTTCTATATTTAACGGTAGATAGGCCTTCTGTTCCACCTAGGGCACAGGCAAAGAATTTATCATTTGGATCTGCTACAGACTGAACCATTCGGCAAAAATCGTGATCTACACCTAAACGTTGTACATCGGTATATCCCGCAAAGTACCGTATATCACGAATATATCCACCTTCCTCTTCCGTAGGATCCGTGCTTACATCGCCGCGACGAGGCAACCATTTTGCCCAAAATGCGCTGTCTCCGACTGATATTAGATTAGTAAAGCCCTCATTTATTAATTCAGGTCGCCATATCTCTATTACTGCGATGGCTATGAGAATTATTAGACCTGTCCATAGGTATAACCTATACATACTATATTACCTTGCTGAAAAAATGGTTGTATACTCTTTACACGATGTTATTGTTGAGAGATAAATATATACTTTTGTAAAAATTTTCTTATTATAGTAGCAATGACGGATGAGGATATAATGGAAGGCATAATGGAGGGCGGTAGACTATTTGATGAAGGAATGTATGGTTGTATCTTTACACCACCTCTTAAATGTAAGGATAACAAAAAACAATATGATGAATCCGATAACAGTATTAGTAAACTAATTATTAAGGAATATGCTGATAAAGAATGGTCGATTATGGCTAAAATCAGGAAAATTCCCATATGGAAAAACTATTTTATTGTATCGGAAACACCTTGTATTCCTGCACCCATTCAAAAAGATATAGATCTTGCCCTATGTTCGCCTCTTACTAATTCTAATTACAAACTAACTGATTTCCGTATTCTTACTATGCCCTATGGTGGAACACCATTAACTTCCTATCGCGTCCAGTTATCTAACTTTGATTTCATGGGATTTGTTATCCATTTTATTGAGGCGGGGGCACTTCTAAATCTATTCGGTATTGTACATCGTGATATACATTCAGGCAATATTCTCGTAGATAACGAGCAAGTCCCTCGTATAATTGACTATAATCTGTCGATACTTGTGGAATCAAAGGTTACATTAGGTGAATTAAAACACAAATACGATGCTAACTTGGCACAGGAACCACCCGATTCTACTCTTGTTAATGCGGTTCAACAAGGGTACAATTATGAAAAGGTTATTAATTCCATTATTACTAGAAAACAGATTTTAAAGAAAATTCGCACAATGCTTGGTGTTACTATAGAAGAACAGTGGGAATCCCTTGAATCATGGTATCTTAAAAGCAAGGCAGCAAAAGTGGGCGATGAAGTCGCGTGGTTTAATAATTATTGGAGAACAATTGATAGCTGGGCCATCGCCGTTAATATTATTGATTTCATTTCTAAGCTCTCTTTATGGCCCGAATTCTCAGCTATTTTGAATAAAGTACGTGGCAAGTTATTCCCTATACTTAAACTGATGTGCGAGGTGAATCCTAAAAGACGAATAGACTGCGTCCAAGCGCTTTCAAAACTTGCCCCAAATAGTTTTATAATTCGCAAATATAGTAAAGATTGGTTGGCAAAAGTGGATCCTAAGCAATAAGAGTCATATTTGACTTAGTTTTTAAAGTTCTTATGGCACATGTTTCAACTAGAAGTCCTCCATTCGCATACACGCCATAGTTCATACCATCATCATTATTCTCAAGGGCAAAATGCCATATTGTGTAGCAACCCGAAGAATTCCAGGGTTCAGCGCGCTCATCTACGCATGCGATTAATCTAAATTTTTTATCAGTTATAAATATCTTTCCAAGATGCTTAATAGTGTCTTCTTTTTGTTTATCTGTTATTGTATTTACCAGGATTGAATGACATCCTGTTATATACAAATTCTCTGTTAACTCTGGATATTTGGCGGGGGTACATTTATAGAGGCGATTTTCAGTGCGTTCG